GCAGGAGCAACTGTTCCAGCAGCAATACTACTTCCAACCACCTTACCAGTTCCTCTTCCAGAACCTGCAGCTTCTATACATGCAACTGTTTTAGCACTGATTGATGAAGTCTCTCCTTTTGCATTCTGTGCGGATGGATCTATCCAAGCACTAGTGCTACTAACTGGCCCTCCATGATGAATTGCTCCATCCATTGTATACATCTCTGTTGTTTGTATGTTTTCTTTCTTACTACCTAGGAATCCACCTCTCTTCTGTATATCTTTTACATTCGACATTACTAATGGATCATTGGCTCTATATGCCATATCGTATGAACCATCTGCATTACTTTTAATTCTATATGATGTGTATGGGCCAACAGGAAGTGTGGGAAACCGACTTTCCTCTGCACTCTTTCTAGCGATCATGCCAACCAATCCAACCTGAGTTAATGCAAATATAGCACCAAAACTCAGTGCGAACAGTTTAACAGGCGATTTTATAGTCATTTTTGTCACTGTATGCTGACTTATATAGGTCAACCACCATTTCCACCGCCACCGTTTCCACCTCCACCGTTGCCACCGCCACCGTTTCCACCACCGTTTCCACCGTTGCCGTTGCCACCGTTTCCATTGCCACCATTACCATTTCCGTTACCATTCCCGTTTCCAGAATCGGAACGATTATCTCCTCTAGCAAGGTATCCACCTCTTCCTATGCGATATCCGTTAGGTATTTTTTTGCATTTCTTTTCATCGAAGCAGTAATATTTGCCTGGTGGGCATCTTTTAGTTGCTGCTTCTTCTATGAATTTGTTAAAGTCTTTCATGTTCATACTCTGGTTAAAACTTTGGATAATTTAAAAACTGTTGAATTGGAAGTGGTAGGAGTTCCTCTCACTCTTACACTTCCTGAATTTATATCAGCATCAAATGTCGCAAGAGCAACACCTGTTCTTATTGTTCCGAATTCCATTATATAGACTTGAGAACCATCATGCACTACATTCAAGGTAGTAACATGATAATTAGATCCTTGAGTTATTTGTATTTGATACTGAGCAGATCTGTAAGTAGCAGCAGTAAAACTATCTATAGTGGCTTGACTAGTACTAGTTGTAGTTTCAGTCGCTGCTTCAAAAGATATAACTGGAGTTATACTTCCAGCACCAAGTTCAATTCCACTTCTTGCAGTTACAACTCCGATAGAGTCTACAAAGGTAACATCATCATAAGTAACTGTTCCCGCACAAGATATGTTACCTGTAACATCTAAATTACCTGTAACTACATTTATAAGAGCAGTGCTTGCAATACCAACCCATTGACTACTACCATCTGCATCATATACTAATAATTTATTGGTTCCAGTGGTTTGATCAAAACTTACATCATCAAGGTCTTTAATAAATCCAGCACCACCTCCACCGATGGTATATAATTGTTGTTGGATTCTGTTTACGAATAACTTGTAGTGTTTTGCTAGATCTTCATGTGTGGCAAAATTTTGATCAGTTGGAGTAAGAGGATCTTTATTGTCTTCACTTGGGTCTGGTTGAATAGGTCTACGATTAACCTCTTCCTTTAAAACTTCTTGTTTACCTTTAATTTCTTCAACTAGAATTTTAAGGAATTTTAATTCTTCTGTGAATTCATATCTTAGTTGTCTTTTTGTATCTTCAATTTCATCGTCATAGTATTTTACTTTAGGAAGATTGTTAATCTCATCAGTTAATGACTCAAAGTATCCAGAATATAAATCCTTATTCTCTTCATTTTCTTTGTTAAATTTTTTAATATGTTCATCAACACTTTGTTTTAAAAAATTATATTTACTCATAATTTGCTTCTTCAACAATCTGTCATCATTTTTAAACGAATGACGAGTATCATTAATTCTTAAAGCTGCTTCTCTTAATTCATCGTATATCTTTTTTTTTGTCTCTGTAAAATTTTCAGTTAGTTCATTTATTTCTGTTTTAGATTCAAATCTTTTGGTTTCAAGTTCTTCTGATAATTGTCTAACTTCCTCAGTAATTCTGTTTCTTATGGAGTCTGCATTATCTGCAACCTTAATAAAGTCATCATCAATAACACTAAATTGTTTACCTATCCAAGAAAAATCAGGAACCTCATTTACCTCATTCACCCACTTAGGGAATTTGGGAATAGATTCTCTTAATAGTTCAATATCATCTCTTATAGAGGCTAAAGCACCTTCATAGTGTCGGATTTCTGGAAGACTCTTGAGACTACTTTCAAGACGCTCAATTTGATCATCATAATACCGTATCTCTGGTATCTCTGCAGCGTTTGTACGTACTTCTTGCTTTAAGTCATCAATTAAACCACATATTGTTTCTATTTCTTCATCATATGTTTTCTGTTCAGGAACTTCAGGAATACTTTTTTTAACTTCTTCAATATATTCAGTTAGTTCTTCTAGTTGTTCATCGTAATATTTTATTTCTGGTATCTCTGGTATGTCTTCTCTAACGTCATTTACTAGACGCACAAATTCTGTGTATTGTTCTTCAATCGAACATGGCCCAGTATCTACAGGTTTTTCTTCATCACTTTGTTTTATTGCATCTGCTATTTCTTCCTCAGGCCTCGGAGGTTCTATAAACTCATCCACGGAGGGTAATTTTTCTTCAGTTATAAGGTCATCTACAGATGGTAATTCTGGATAGAATTCATCTATAGACGGTAGTTTCTCCGTCATGGTATGAGTAAAATATTACTTCGGGATTCCTCTCCCTGATTTATTTATCTTCTTTTTTACTCTGGGCTTTTAATAGTTTTGACAACTCAGATGTTGATCCTACAAACAACGCATTATTGACTGTGGATGGGCCTTTTGTCTTTTCTTCCTCATTGACTTCTTTTAATTTCTTTTGCAGATCCATCAACTTATCAGTTGCGTCTGCAACGTTCTTTATCAATTGACCAGCAACTTCATATGCCCTTGGCATTTCGCTTTCTTGTGCTAATTCAAGAATGCCATTAATTGCCTCTTGACCTTTTTCTATAATACTGTAAAGATTACCACGAGTATACTCATAGTCTTTACTAATATGATCAGAGCTTGGTTTTTCTTTTTTCTGAACTTTTTCAATCTCTGCAGGAACAATACTTGTTTCTACATTGAAAGCATCATCTAATCCGTCAGTTTTCATGAGTAAGATCCGTCAAATCCAAAGTCATCACCTAACTCTACAATATCACTATCTTCTCTTGATGAATAATCAATACCTTTAATACCTGATCCTCGAACATGTTCTTTGGCAATTGTGCTGTCTTGACCTCTTCTGACAGTAAGTTTGTTACCTGTGATCTTGGTGACTTTCATTTCCTCACCCTCAATATCAATAAACTTATCAACTGTAATTGCAGTTCCATCAGCGACATCAATTGTTGTTTGAGATGGATTTATATCTTCACTTAGTGTTGTTACTACATCATTAGTGTAATCTTTGAGTGCTCTAGGTTTAACAGAGAATGTAACATCTCTCTGTGTGCTTTGTGAACCACCAGCAAGGTAACGAACAGTAGCAGTTTTGATAATGTCTTTGGATGCTGCTGTAACAGGGCCAAATAGATATGTCTTTGCAGTAAATCTTAAAGTATAAAGTAAAACTCTTCTAGATGTAAAGTCTCCCTCATATTGATCATCCATAGTTATATTTTCTAATACAACTGGAACATCTTTTTTCTCTTTTATTAAATCTACAAGATTGATTGTTAAATTATATTGTGGTTGAAAAAATGGTAATATTTGTTCTACTAACTGTAATGCATCATCATTTAGTTTACACATAATAGCAAGCTCAAATTGCATATTATATGGAACTGGCATGAATACCTTTTTAATATCGGTTCCGTCGTCTGGATTCTTAACCGCTATTGTCTGAGTTGTAGTTACTTTTCTAGATGAGTCATATGTAAGACCAGTAAACTCAAAAGACATTCTAGGTAAACTAATTTGAGTTGCTTGACTTAGATTTGGTGCTTGCTCTAATCTTGCTAAAAACTTCTGTGTTGGGCCATATGCTAAAGGAACTTTTACAGTAGATCCATCCTGTTTAATAGTAAGACCATTAAACAGTGTTCCAAAACTGATAATTGTTTTTCTTAGGATTTCGTTGTAAAAATACTCAAACATTGTTATAACCTGTTACATATATTTATGGTGTTCCAAACGGATTGTTTTCTGAGAAGTCTAAAATAGCATCCGCTTGTAATTCAAACTCATCATTTTCACCAAATCCAGCATCATCAAAATTAGTATCGTCAACGACTCTAATTAGATGTGATGCACCTGAAGATGATCCTGTAATTGTTTCTCCAGCTCTAAATGTGCCTGTGATATTATATATCTCTAATTCATTTGTAGATGCATCCCATGTTCTGATTCTTGCTGTGGCCCCACTTGTTCCACCAGTGATTGTCTCGTTAAATGAGTAGTTACCTGAACCAGAACTACCTGGTGATGCGATAGAAATAGTGGGCGTTACCGTGTATCCTACGCCAGCATTCCTGATATGTATAGCAGAGATTGTTCCAGCAGCACTAACGATTGCAGTTGCAGCAGCAGATACTGTTGATAATCCTGTGAATGTGATCGTTGGAGATGTTGTATATCCTGAACCACCTGAAGTAATAGTCACAACACCAACTACACCATTTTCAATCTTAGAGGTTGCTGCAACACCAGCTCCATCTCCAATTACTACAATTTCAGGATTACTTGTATATCCAAAGCCTGGATTTACTAGATCAATGAACTGAACAACAGATTTTTTACTATCACTAATATTACCTTCAACAGCAACACCACTCAATAACTTAGATGAGGCAATACCAGATAATCCTCCTGCAGGTGCAGATGATATTGCAACTCTTGGTGCAAACGTAAATCCTTTACCTCTGTTTGAAAGAAATATTTGTTGAATACCACCGTTAATAATACCAACTGACGCAGTTGCTTGAGATGCAGTTCCAACAAGGGTTAGTTTCTGTGTTCCACCAGAACCAATGAGAATCTCTTCACCATCTGCTCCTTCAATACCACCTAAAGTGTCATCAATTTCCTCAACACCAGTATCAATAACTTCATCCTCATAACGGAATAGCTCACAAGTTAATTTGTAAACATAGTTCTCTCTTAATTGATAAAATGGTTTCTCATGCTCTACATATTTGATTTCAAACAAACGATCACCTAGTGGAAAATAAATTAAGTCTCCTTCCTTTGGTCTTGTAGAAAGTTTGACATTAGATTCATTTTTCATTAGGGGAGATATGTAAGTTTCAAATCTCTCTCTTGATATGATTAATGTTACTTCGTTAGTTGCCTGTATACCAAACTTTGATAATGTTGATGGCATGTCATCATATCCATCAAAGTTATCAATATATGCTTCTATAGGATATGCATCATCAAATTTAGATTGAACTACTTCTTTTAATATTGATTTCTCAGTTAAATATTTTCTTGGCATGTAATGAACATCCACACCGTACATTTTCAACTGCTCGTTAATCAAAGACTGAACGAGACTTTGTTCCCCAGAAGAGCCTTGTTGAAAAAACGGATTTAATGCCATTATATTAACCTATAAAATCAAGAGGTGGTATCTCGTAAGTGTTAGACATTTGCTCTCTGATGATTGCTAAATCATTCATCGCATCATCATAGATTTGTCTACCATTTAATTCGACTCCACCAGGTAATTTAAC